GTCAATTTGTCCTAAACGCCACGAAAAAAGGTTCATCAAATGAAACAGCGTGGTCGAAAGTCTGGCGCGAGCCTGAGTGTTGTTCGGACGCCAGAGGCGGGTGAGGTTGAGGCGGTTTCTCGCCCTGTTGCGCCGGATGAGTTGACGGATGAACAGGCGGGGGAGTGGTCTCGAATTGTTGATGCCCTTCCGGCTGACTGGTTTCCGCCAGAAACGCACGGGTTGCTGGTTCAGTATTGCAGGCACCTCGTTGAGGCTCGACGTGTGTCTCAGTTGATTGAGCAAGTTGTTTCTTCCGAAGAGTTTAACTTGGCAAATTACAACGAGCTTTTGAAGATGCAGGAGCGGGAGGGTCGCGCTGCATCATCGCTTGCTACACGAATGAGACTAACTCAACAGGCGACTTTTGATAAGGAGAAATCGAAGGGCAAGGGCCGGGGAATTAAGAGACCTTGGGAGCCGTGAGCTTGACTCGTGCCGAGCGGAACATCGCTTGGGTTGAGGAACATTGTCGTATCCCAGAGGGTAAGTTTGTGGGCCAGCCGTTGAAGATGGCTGAGTTTATGAAGGATGATTTCCGGTCGATCTATGACAATCCGGCTGGGACGCGCCGGGCGATTATTTCAAGGGGCCGAAAGAACGCCAAGACGACCGAAAGCGCGTTTATCGTATTGCTCCATACCTGCGGGCCGGAGGCGCGTGAGAACAGCCAATTGTTCAGCGCCGCTCAATCGCGGGATCAGGCGGCAATCCTGTTCAATCTTGCCGCGAAGATGGTTCGGCTTTCGCCTGCTCTGAAAGAATTTGTGGGCATCCGTGATACTGCAAAGCAGATTTACTGCGAAGAATTGGGGACGCTTTACCGGGCGCTGTCTGCGGATGCCACTACGGCTTATGGCTTGAGCCCTGTTCTGATTGTTCATGATGAGCTGGGGCAGGTGAAGGGGCCTCGATCCGAATTGTACGAGGCGCTGGAAACGGCGACGGCGGCGCAGGAAGAGCCTCTGTCTATCGTGATCTCGACGCAAGCGCCTACTGAATCTGACTTGCTGTCTGTGCTGATTGACGATGCGAAGGAGGGCAATGACCCCCGCACTGTCTTGCGGTTTCAGACAGCACCCCTTGATATGGACCCGTTCTCGGAGGAGGCGATCCGGGCGGCAAATCCCGGCTTCGACGTGTTCATGAATAAACGGGAAGTCCTCGCGATGGCTGAGGATGCCCGGCGTATGCCTTCGCGTCAGGCGGAGTATGAAAACCTCGTTCTGAACAGGCGTGTCGAGACAAATAACCCCTTCATATCGAAGGCGGTTTGGGATGCTTGCGGTGGCGAGGTGGCCGATGATTTTGACGGGCCTGTCTATATCGGCCTTGATCTGTCGGAAACGTCTGACTTGACGGCTTTGGTCATGGTGTCGCCGGTTGATGGCAAGTGGCACGTCAAGCCGACATTCTGGTTGCCAAGTGAGGGGCTGACCGAGAAGGCCCGCGCTGACCGTGTGCCCTATGATGTCTGGCACAAGCAGGGTGTTCTGGATACGACGCCCGGCCCGGCGATCGAGTACGAATACATTGCGGGCAAACTCCGGCAGGTGTTTGACAAATACGAGGTCCGGCAGGTTGCTTTTGACAGTTGGGGGTTCAGGCATCTTCGCCCATGGCTTGTAAAGGCTGGCTTCGCTGATAGCGAGCTGGAAAGGTTTGTGGCGTTTGGGCAGGGGTTTAAGAGCATGTCCCCGGCGCTCCGTGACCTTGAAGCCAATCTTCTGACTGGCAAAATTTCGCACGGTCAGCACCCGGTGCTTACGATGTGCGCCGCTAATGCTGTGGTGCAGTCCGATCCGGCAGGCAACAGAAAGCTAACCAAGGCCAAGTCAAGGGGCCGCATTGACGGCATGGTGTCGCTCGCGATGGCTATGGCGGTAGTGGCAACTGAAGACCTTGAAGGTCCGGGTTACACAGAGACGCACGGGGTTTATGTCATATGAGCATTTTTGACCGCGTGCGTGCCGCTTTCGGCGTGCGTGCAAACACAATCACGACCTCGCAAGAGCTTGAGAAGCTACTGCTTTCTGAGAGGCCGGGGATTGCGGGCGTTGATGTGTCGCCCAAGACGGCAATGATGGTGGCGGCGGTGGGTGCTTCGGTGCGCATTCTGTCCGAAAGCGTGGCTCAATTGCCGTTGATCCTTTACCGGAAGGACGGCCAGAAGCGAGAGCGTGCGGACGATCTGGCGTTGTGGAAGGTGCTGCACGGCAAGGCGAACGGTTGGCAAAGCTCTTTCGAGTTTGTCTTGCTCATGGTGTCCCACCTGGTGGCACTTGGGAATTGTTATGCGTTCGTCAATCGGCTGCGGAATGGGCAGATATATGAGCTTTTGCCAATTCATCCGGACCGCGTTGAGGTTAAGCAGGACCCTAACACGTTCAAGCTGATTTACCGGGTTGCGGTACGTGACGGGCAGATTCTGGAAGTGCCGCAAAGCAGCATGTTCCACGTTCGAGATTTTACAGAGAACGGCTTTGAAGGTGTTTCGCGGCTGAAGCAGGGGGCGGACAGTATTGGTCTTGCTTTGGCATCAGAGCGGTGGGGCGCTCAGTTGTTTGGAAATGGGGCTCGCCCTTCCGGTATTTTGTCTACGGATGGAAAGCTTGGTGCAGAGCAGATGAAGCTCATTGCCGAGAGTTGGAAATCGGCACATGGCGGCAAGAATGCACTGGGTACGGCTGTTCTGGACGGGGGTATGAAGTTTTCGCCTCTGGCTATGAACAATACCGATGCGCAGTTTCTTGAGACCCGCAAGTTTCAGGTGAATGAGATTGCGCGAATTTACCGGATTCCGCCTCACATGCTGGCTGATCTGGACAAGGCATCTTTCTCAAATATCGAACACCAGTCACTTGAGTTTGTGAAGTACACGCTCATGCCATGGTTGCGCCGGATTGAAAGCGCGATCAACACTCAGCTTATCGACGTTGATGGGGTTTACGCGGAATTTCTGGTTGATGGCTTGCTGCGCGGCGATGTGAAGGCCCGATACGAAGCCTATCAGATTGCAATCTCGATTGGTGTGATGAGCCCGAACGAGGTTCGTGCGCTTGAGAACCTGAACCCCCGTGAAGGCGGGGATGAGTTTATCCCGGCAGAAAACATATTCGGAAAACAGGGGGCCTCTGATGAGCCTGAAACAACTGCCTCAGATTAAAGCGTTTACGGCTTTACAGACAATGGCCTTCGAGCCAGATCCAGATGCTCTTGACCGGTGGAACCCGGCTGTCCGTGCTGCCGTAGAGGGTGATGACAATGTTATCTCGATCTATGGAGAAATCGGACAAGACATGTTCGGGGATGGAATAACGTCAAGGCGGATCGCTGGTGCGCTACGCGGCATTGGCAAGCGGGACGTGACGGTCAATATCAATTCGCCCGGTGGTGATTTCTTTGAGGGTGTTGCTATCTACAATCTTCTCCGGGAACACCCGGCCAAGGTCACGATTAAGGTGTTGGGAATGGCGGCGTCCGCTGCGTCTGTTATTGCGATGGCTGGTGACAGGATTGAGATTGCCGAAATCGGCTTTCTGATGGTTCACAATGCTTGGGCCGTTGCTGTTGGCAATCGGCACGACATGCGGTCGGCCGCAGACACGCTTGAACCATTCGATGATGCCATGGCCGGGCTATATGCTTCGCGGGCGGGGGTGGAGCGAAGCGTTTCAGTTGAGTGGATGAACAAGGAGACTTGGTTTGGTGGCCAGAAGGCCATTGACGCTGGGCTCGCCGATGATCTGCTTGAGGCGGACGCTATCACCGAGGAAAAGACCGGCGCGGCAAATGCCCTGCGCAAGGTCGAGAAGATCCTCACTAAATCAGGTTTAACCCGCTCTGAAAGCAGATCGCTTTTGCGGGATATTAAAACGGGCACGCAAGACGCTGCCCACCATGCAGCCACGCAAGACGCTGGCGCCGATGTGAACGCGACATTTGAGCGCGTGATTGCACTTTTCAAATAACAGGAGGTCTTTATGACCATGCAAGTCAACTCGCGCAAGCTGCGCGGGATCGTTGCCGTGCGCGCTGACGCAGGTGATGTGAAATCTATTGCTGAACGACTGGAAGCAACTGTCGCAACATTCCGTAAGGAGAACGACGAACGCTTCCAAGCCCTTGAGAAGGGCCGCGAGGATATTGTCACCGAAGAAAAGGTGAACAAAATCAACGCCAGCGTGAGCGAGCTGCAAGCTGCGCTTGAACTGGCCAAGAAAGAAAGCGCCACGCGCCTTGATGAGATTGAAGCGATGGCAAATCGCTCGCAACTCTCCAAGGATGATGATGTTGACGTTCGCGCCCATGCCGTTGAGTTCCTTTCCGGGCGTCATGGCGTCGAGGCCTCCCGTCTCGATGAGGCTGACGTTGATGCCTATCGGGAATATGCGGGTAAGGCGTTTGCTCAGTTCCTGCGTCGTGGAAACCAGGACCCCAATATCCATGCATCCTTGATGGTTGGCTCTGATCCTGATGGTGGTTATTGGGTTCCGACACAGCAGACAAATGATGTGAAAGAGCGCCTGTTTGAAACAAGCGCCATGCGTCAACATGCTTCGGTCATGTCAATCACGACTGACAGTGTGTCGTTCCCGAATGATGTTAATTCGGCTGTTTCTGGCGGCTGGGTTGGCGAGACGCAGTCACGTTCGGAAACGGCGACGCCGAAGCTCGGCGAACAGAAAATCTCTGTTCATGAGCAATATGCGCAGCCGAAGGTTACGCAGAAGCTTCTGGATATGGCTACTGTGAATGTTGAGGCGTGGCTTTCGCGGAAGATCGCAGACATTCTGTCTCGCGATGAGAATACTGCGTTTGTCTCCGGTGCCGGGGTTGTAAAGCCACGTGGCTTCCTTGATTACAAGGACGCCGCAGTTACCACGGCGGATACATCCCGCGCTTGGGGTGTGTTGCAGTACGTGCCTTCTGGTCTTTCAGGTGCGAGTGGTGCGATGCCGCTTCTTTCCGGCTCAACCATTGGCCACAATCCGGATGCGTTGATCAGCCTGATTGCCGCGCTCAAGCCTGCTTACCGTGGGAACGCCAAGTTCTTCATGAACCGGCAGACCGAAGCGGCTTTCCGCAAGATGAAAGACGCTGACGGCAATTACCTTGTTGACAAGGTGACAAATGCCGCAACGGGCTTCACGCTCTTGGGCTTCCCCATTGTGACCATGGAAGACATGCCGGACCTGGCGGCGAACAGCTTCTCGCTGGCGTTTGGTGACATGGCGGCTTCATACCAGATTGTCGATGGCCGTGGCCTGCGGGTTCTGCGAGACCCGTTCACGGAAAAGCCATATGTGAAGTTCTACACCACAAAATGGACGGGTGGCGACGTTGTCAACTTCGACTCCCTCAAGCTGATGAAGTTCGCAACTTCCTAAACCTCAAGCCCCGCTTCGGCGGGGTTTTTCTTTTTAAGGAGGCCAAAACATGGCAACCCGAGACCTTCACAGTCATATCAAGACTGTGACACATGTCGCCGCACAGGCGATCACTGCAACCAACACGCCTTCGAGCGGTGTTGATACAAAAGGCTTTGAGGCCGCTGAGTTTCTGATTTCGGTCGGAACCGTGACCAATATTGCCAACTCTCCACAGCCGACATGGACGTTCAAGCTGGAAGATTCTGATGATGCATCTTCCAACTTCGCGGCAGTTACGGACAGCACGCTTGTGTTGACCGGGTCGGCCATGTCACCGGTCACAACGCCAGATGCATCGACGGGGGTCTTTCTGACCATTGATGATGCGGCGGAAGACGCCACGACTTACCGCGTTGGGTATGTCGGGCCGAAACGCTATGTGCGCGTTGTGGCGACGGCGGCGAACACGCCGGGCTCCACACCCTACAGCGTGGTTGCTGTTCTTGGGCGTGCGGCCCTTGAGCCAACAGCAGACTAACGGGGAGGGAGCGCAATGCCAAAGGTCACCTTCACACGGACGTACAAGTATGCAGAGGGCATTTACCCGGATGTTTATGAGCCGGGCGAACATGATGTCTCTGAAGCTTGTGCGAATGCCGCGATTGAAGAAGGGTTCGCGCTCCCTTTTTTGGAGCAAAAGACCCGTTCGGATGGGTTGGAAGGTGGCGAGGGGCAACCGTCGCCATCCTCGCCTCCGGCCCCAGCCTCACCGAAGGGGACGCGCAAGCCGTCAAGGCGTGGCAAGGCAAAAGCATAGCCGTTAATTCGACATGCACACTCGCTCCATGGGCGGACGTGCTTTACGCGTGTGACGGGAAGTGGTGGGACCATTACAAGCCTGATTTTTCAGGTCTTCGGTTTACACAAGACAAGAAGGCTTCCGAGTCCTATGGGCTTAATTATGTGCCGAGTGTGGATCAGCCGGGGCTGTGCCTGAAAGCACCCTATATTCATCGCGGCGCGAATAGCGGATATCAGGCGATCAATCTCGCTGTTCATCTTGGGGCGGCAAAGATTGTGTTGCTTGGCTTCGACATGCAGGCGGGCGACAAGCCGCACTGGCACGGGTTTCACCCAAGCGGTTTGAATAATCCGAACCAGATCAATTTCGATGTGTGGATACGCAATTTTGACACGGTCCCGCCTTCCTTGGTGCGGGCGGGGGTTGATCTTGTGAACTGTTCGCGCGAAACAGCGCTGACCTGCTTCCGGCGCGGCAAATTGAAGGATGAGCTTAATGTTTGAGATCGATCCGAAGTTCACTCGCATTCTGGTAACAGGCCCTCATCGTAGCGGTACGACGTTGGTGTCCGAGATCATTGCAAAGCGGCTTGGATTTGAGGCTGTGCGTGAATGCGATCTGGCAACGCCCCGCTTCGATGGGGATACAGAGCCGGATTTGTCGCTTGATGCTGTTCAGTCCTTCCTTGAGGATAACGACGGCGTTGTTTTGCAGGGCGCGACTTGTTTCAAGTGGCTTTCTGAACTGCAAAGAGAAGACCTTGCGACCGTCTATGTGGTGCGGGATGAAAAAGAGATTATTCGCTCTCAGGTCGCTTATCGCGGTCGGCGTCTCGACAAGCCCTCGGAGAAGCGGGCGACGTGGGATCGCGTGAAATCCAGCCTCGTGTGCCCGATTGTGGTTGACTATGAGGCGCTTATCGCCGAGCCGGAATTTGTCGAGGATCGGGAAGGGTGGGAACCGCGCCAGACGGAGCCGGGGTATTGATTGTTGCCTGTGTTCTCCGATCTGGAGGTGAATACAAGCCTGAGCATGTGACGCGGTTGCGGGCGCAGGTATCTGATTTTATTCCTGATGCGCGGTTTGTCTGCCTGTCTGATGTGGCTGTTGATTGCGAGCGCGTTAATCTTGTTCACAATTGGGCGGGATGGTGGTCAAAGATTGAATTGTTCCGTCCCGGTCTGTTTGATGAACCGGTAATCTATCTTGATCTGGACACGGATATTGTTGCGGACTTCTCCGAGATGGAGAGGGGCCCCCTTACCATGTGCCGGCACTTCTTCGAGCCCGATCTTGTCGGGTCCGGCGTCATGGCGTGGGGCGAAGACCTTTCGTACCTGTACGAGACGTTCAAGGCATCCCCAGAGCGCCATATGGATGAGTGTCGCGTGAAGGAATGTTGGGGCGACCAGGGGTTCATATCCAAGCATTATCGAGGCAAGCCAGATGTGTTCTGGTCTGAGGTTGTGAGCCACAAGCTTGAGTGTGTGAATGGCGTTCCTGATGGGGCGAAGATTGTTGCATATCACGGGAGGCCGAAGCCTTGGGACGTTTAGACAGCCTCACAATGACAAGCGCACCGGCGACTGAATTTGTCGCGGATGCGATTGTTTATGCCCACCTGAACGTTGATGCGAGCCCTTCTGATAGCGCCTTGATTGGCGGGTACAAGCAGGCGGCGATGGCAAACCTTGATGGTTCGCAAAATTATAGAGTAATAATGAGATATACTGCAGGTACACAAATTGGTATTGCACAAGATATCGTTTATTT